GATCAACTGATCGGGTGAGATATTTTCGTCGTACATTCGCCAGACGTAGGCTAGGGCTGGGGCCCACTCAATGTCGAGTACTAGGATTTTAGGTTCACTCATTACTTGTACCACTTCTCTGGTATCCTATCTCCTTCATACCAAGGGAAGCCGTGCTTTTCGGCCCACTCGTAATAGGTAAGAGAGTTAGGTGATTTAGTTATTCTGTTGTTAGCTCGTTGGAAAAGCATTCGGATATCAAGTTCTGGATTTTGCTGTTTAACACGCAACATCTTTCCTCGATCTCTGCCATTGAAGTATCCTTTAGCTTCAACATATATACCGTTTCCAAGGACAAAATCTGGGACATAACGGGCAGTTGTATGATAATAGATAGCGGGTGACTTCGGTTCATAAACCAATCCTGATCCACTGTTTGCATTCTCCCAAATCCTTTTTTCAAACTTGCTGCGGAACTTCATATACGTCTGGAATCCTCGCTACTTGAGTAAGATATCGTGGTCCACCGCTATAGATGAAGGTACGAACATCAGGAAAACAACGGAACTTGTGCTGACAATAAGAACAACCAGTGTCCAGCTTCATGTTACCAGACTTGCCATCAGGCACAGGTTGATAACAAAGAGCAGGTGGTTCAGGGTTGCTTACAACCTCTTTAAGGTGTGCAATCCTCACCTCAGGCTTGTAGTGTTTAATCACCGGAGCTTTAAGAACAGAGACACACATAGCACCAGTCGTCTTGTCGATAGCCAACCATGCTGCGTCCTTGCCGGGGGTCAAGACGTTAGCATAACCCGACAACTGTTCTACATAACCGAACGGGTCGTCCTGCTCGACCGTGCCCTTTCGGAACTTCTCAAATCCGAAAGTACTTGCTGACTTGACATCCACAACTGTTCCATCAATGATCGCGTCAATGTGTCCTTTGATGCCGTCAACTTCAATTTCTGCTTGTTCATTTGTGACACTGTGTCCTGCTTCCTTTGTAAGGTAAAGATAGAGCTGCTCGATTACGTCACCATACAGAAACTTCATGTAGGTAGCCGGCCTAAGCTGTTCTTCCTTAGCTGGGTCTGGGTGGTTGTCCATCCACACCTGACGATCTTTCTTACCAAGAGCAGAGAACCTGATTGCCTTACCTTCCCTACGAGAACTAGCCTTCAACCGAAGACGTAGGATTTCCTTAAGGTTAGTGGCGAACTCGTCGAGCAGCTCTTCACTGGCTTCGTGGTTGGAGTTAGGGTCGAACAAACCAAAGATGTCGTCTACTAGTGTGTCAAGCGTTTTCATACATGCTCCTGCAACATAGTAGTATGCTTAATGTCCACAACTTCAGTACCTACCTTGTTCCTGTTTTCAATGAAACAATGTTTGATGTTGTTGTGGGGCAGTTTGTCAGGATAGCTTGGCATACTGTCCTTGATAATCTTGCGAGCCGCACCAGCGTGGGCTGCTTCAACAGCAAGACTGATCGTATCCTCGAATGTGTTAATCACTTTTGCTTTAAAATAATATGTTGGCAAATTACTATATCCTTTCATAAGTTGTGGGCCTTTCACCCACTCGGGGGATAATTACGCCGCCGCCGACCCCCTATAACAAAATACTTATCAGAAAGGAATGTCGTCGTCTAGATCAGCAAAATCATCGGCTCGTGCCTTGGTCTTAGGTTTCGGGATACTTACCGTAGAAGGCTTCTTCTTAGGCGAGGTCTCCTTTGGTTTATCCATACCAGCAAAAGCATCAGAGATATAAGGGATATGGTCCGTAATCCGAACAGCCCTACAATAGATGCTCTTCTTCTTACCTACACCCCAGTCTACGATGCTCAGTTTAACATCGACCTTGGTGCCGTTACCGATCAAACGATCTTCACCCCAAGCAACACCCTCGCTATCTGTGATATCGAACGGAGAGTTCTTGCCACCATCACGATCAAACTCTGGCTTCTTAAGTATAATGTAGTCTGTACGGCCCTCAGCGCCTGCTCGGGCAGCAGCAGCCTTGTCGGCCTCCCCCCGCTGCTCCAATCGTTCAGCGTAAGCCAGAGGGTCTTTCAGGCGGTCTAGAAGTCGGTTGTCTTTAAGGAAGGAGGTATCCTCTGGTTCAAACTCCATGGTCCACTCTTTGCCATCACCGTCGTAGTTGTAGACAAGAGCCTGATCACCAATGATCTTAGCCCAATAAAGGGCACCACTTGCAAACACTGTAGTTGTATTGTTAGCCATATTTAATTTTCCTTTTTACTTACTAAGATAAAGTAGAAGACAAAACTTCTTACCTTATACACTATTATACCACATATATACGATTTGTCAAGAACTATTTTACACAATACCTCTTTCTTTTAGGATAGTGTCAAGCAGGATAGGTCGGAAGTTAGTCCGCTCAACACAAGCACAGTAGTATTTTGTGTCAGGATACACGTCTTGGTTAACATCAAAATCTTGAGGAAAGTCCATAACCTGATTGTTATGAAGGTGTCCGTGGATGTTCAGCTTCCATCTGCCCATCGACTGTTCGTGAATAGGGATGTGAGACATGATGAAACTCTTCTTCACGATATAACCACGTACATCATCAAAGAGGTCGAGATACTTTCTCATCTGAGGGGGTTCGTGATTTCCAGGCACGAGCACTTTCCTCCCATTCAGCCTCGAAACTGCAGCCTTCATCGAGGCAGGAGTGAAGGCCACATCCCCAAGGATATAGACTCGGTCGTTTACACCCACTAGTTCGTTGTACCACTGGATCATGTCCTCCGTCATTTGTTCTGCGCAATCCCAAGGGCGTACCTTAGTTCCGTCGTAGTTGGTAAACTTTACAATGTTGTTATGGTAGAAATGAGGGTCACTATAGACCCATGTTTGTCCGCTCATATGTTCTCCTTTCTTTTATTAATGCGTCTCTGCCCATGTCAGGCCGATTTTGCTGGTTCCGTCAAGCGGGACATTAAGTCGCAGGCGTTCTCCAGATTCACGAATTGCCTGTACAGCCGCTCTGGAGTGCTCTTCTGCAACGTCAGGGTCAACGTCGTATTGCCACTCGTCATGGATGTCTCCCACTTTGAGAGAGTCAATTCTGTGAGACCTAATACAGCGTCCAAGAATAACGGCTCCGAGAGCCATGACTCTGGCACCACTACCTTGAAGTCGGTAATTGAGAGATGAGTGAGGACTTGGACAGACCACTTTAGACCCGTCGCATAAAGTAACTCTTCCGTTTGCTTGCTCTTCTTTGCACTCCTCCATGAGGTCTTGGATACCAAGTTTTGATAAGAACATTGACTTGATGTCATCCCCTTCTGGGGAGTAGTCAAACCCGCCTTGGCTTTTGAATACAGGGAGGCCGAGTGTTCGTCCGATTTTAGCCCCTCCTGCTCCATACATGATGGCGTAGATGAGGGTTTTGGCTTGGGGTCTAGTGATTCCGACAAGATCGGCATTGTATTGATGGGGGTCTCCGTTAATGACCTGCTCTGTGAAATCGGGTCGATTAAGATAGTGGGCGAGCATTCTGAGCTCAAGTCCTGCAGCATCTGTACCCACCAAGACACGTCCGTCGCGCGCACACCACAAATCTCTAGCTTCATATGTGAAGTACCCACTCTCTCCGCGTAAAGGTTCTGTGCGGATAACACCCCCACTAGCGTCCTTGATTTCTTTAACCCTAACTGCTGGGATATTAGCTGTGTTAGGGGCTTGATGTCTGAACCGGAGTGTGTCGGCAACAAACAACTTACCGTGTATAGATTTTGTTTCATAGTTATAATTCTCCAACCAAGTATTTACCATGTTGGCCCGACCATTATAGGCCATCCAACGAGCAATAAGAAGAACTTCAGGTATAGAGTTTACCTCTAGGAACTCTTGAAGACAGGGGCTTAGATCGCCTTTGTCAAAGGGTTTAGGTTTTCCGGTTTTGGTAAAGGTTCGAGGTTCCCAGCCCAAGGATAGGAGTTTATCAACTCGTTGGTTAGGTGATCCAAGGTTGAACTCAACAGATTCATACGCTTCGTATACTCCTGAAGAGTGGTCGAGGACAATTCGATATCGGTCTTTATCTTTGTAATACTGTGCTGTAAAATCTCCATTCTTTTTGCACATCTTTCGTGTTGCGACCAATGATTCTGTGGCGGGGAACAATTCTCGTACTTCATTCTCTAACCCTTTCTCTAGATGGCGCAACTCCGAGTACAACACGACGGCTTCCCTTTCATTAAAGCGAAAACCGTTAATCTGTTGTTGTCGGATAACGTCCGTCATTTGGTGTTGAATCCAGATTGACTTCTCACTGAACTCAATGTGATCAAGTGTTTTGATAAGCCTAACAAAAAGCTTGGCTGTTACGAGAACGTCTTGATGACAGTAGGCAATCATCTCGTCAGTGAGACCGCCAGCCCAGTCATTGAAATGGCCTTTAGGTTCTCCTAGTCTTTCACCCCATGCATCTAAACTGTGTCCTCCTTCGATGGAAGGACTATAAAGAGTAGAAAGAACAAGAGTGTCAATACAATTAGCTGCGTTGAGCTTGGGGCCGAGGAGCCTGTGTATAACAGGGCCATCGAACCTGAGGACATTATGACCGACATAAAGAGCGCCCCTAGTATTTTCAAAAAACTGTATGATTTCATCATTTGTTGTGCATTCTCCCACTTCTCCGGTGAGTAGATTACGCCAACACATCAACCATATGATGGTGGCGTTAAGGTCGTCAGTTTCAATATCAATTACATAAACACCTGCTTTGTGTTGCTTGTAATCTAAATACATTATATCTCCTGTTATTTACCGTATGCGTCGAACTCATGGCCAGCCAGTGTACCACCTTGCTCATAGGCCATGATCAGATCACGGTCTGTAAGCTCTTCAAGTCGGTTGGTCATATCGTTGTAGAATAGATAACACGCTGGGCCTGTACGACCACAGAAGCGATTCTTCTCAACGCTGACACGGGTGATAT